GAAGCTGTCTCCAGACTACCGTTTATACATGGTAATGGAGATACGATATGGAAAGGTTCGCGAGTGGACAGACATGCACGATAGGATTCAGTGGATTGGCTTTGCAGCTCACAACAAAACAGATGAGAAGGTTCTTGTCTCAAGCAAGTCTACCAAGCAACGTGCAAAAGATATGGCGTTAGACGGTTATGATCCCATCGCTATCTCGGATCATCTTGAGCGTCCTGTTCGTCTAATTCATGAGTGGTTGGAGCTAGATCAGATCGAGGGGTAATACTTATTACTTCTGCTTCGGGGAAGTGCTTGCGGATTTCGTCCACGAATTTTGCAAGCTCTGGGTGTTTACGTCTGTTTTCTTCTCTTTGCTTTTCCCATTCTGGGTTTGCTGATAAGCGTCCCGTATCAGTTCTATCGGGTCTGCTTTCTGTATGTGTGCTTGCACGTATGGGTTTCTCAGTATCGACTCTGTTATTTTCTTTAAGTTCTTTTTGTCGTTTCCATTCATCATATTTTTTCTGTTGCTCACGTAACCTTTGCTTACTCACACCCAAGACCCTGTAGAAAAAGCGATACACTCGACCCGCGCTAGAAGTCTAGCAGCTCTAAGCGTTCGACTTTCCCGAAGGGGTGCGCAAGCGACCCCTTCGTCGTCTCCCGTCTCCGAGCAAGGCGAGTGTATCGTTCTTTGCTTTCACAATCAACCCCCTTCGTTGTAAAAAATACTCTTTAGGTGTTGCCAAATTACACTGTCTCATCTAAGGTACAGGTAATCCTGCTAACGCAGGGGTGCGAAGGAGATTAAAATACATGCCAAAAGTTGTTCGTGTGTCAGACACGGACTTGGATTGGCTCCGCGAAGAACATGACCGTCACTCTTACTCTGACCTTGCAGCAAGAATTGGATGCTGCGTAGACACATTAAAACGTATCCTAGTCCGCGAAGGACTTCAGGAGTTCGACGGTGCTAAGTACCAAGTGCGTAGAGACTTTGAAGAGAAGATGTGGATTCGTCCATGTATGAGTTGTGGAAGTAAGGAAAAGAGACCAAAGAACTGGTTCTTTTGCAAACCCTGCCGCAAAACAATGGGGTACGAAGATTGAGTGGTCGCGGCATGAAACAAAAGGGCGACAACTACGAACGAGAGTTAGCCGCCTACATCAATGATAAGACGGGAACTAAGAGCTTTCGAGCACCGCTATCTGGTGGTGGCAACGTCGGAATGAGTGGTGGAGCAGACCTGTTGGGTGTGCCAGAATTATTCGTCGAGGCCAAGAGAGTTGAGCGTCTTAATTTTCATGATGCCTTGCGCCAAGCTGAAAGGAATGCCGTGAAGACGAGTAGTCCTGACACGCCCATAGTAATCAACAGAAAAAATAGACAGCCGACAGGGGAAAGTCTCTGCCTTGTAAGACTCGATGAGTTTTTAAAATTTTATAAGGCATACTTACTACAGCAAGGACATATAGATAATCAAGATGCTGACGGAGAATGTGCGTCAGTGTACGGGTTGCAAAAGAACATTACCACTAACTGAATTTAGACTTAGATCTGGCAAGACAGCCGAGCAAGAAGGGCGGGTTGGCAAGCCATACGGACGTTGCAAGACTTGTAACAGGACACGCACAATAAAGAGATTGAACGGAAACATGGAACACGCATTGTCCGCATTGCTGTGGGCGGGTGGTGGCCGATCAAATAAGAAACACGGGAGGGGTGATCTCACGCCAGACTTCCTGTTCCGTCTGTACGTTCAGCAGTCTGGAAAGTGCGCTGTGTCTGGTGTTGAACTGACTTATGAGAGGGGAGAGGGTCGCGTTGAAACCAATGTCTCTCTTGATAGAATAGACAATAGCCTCGGATACACCGAAAAAAACGTCCAGTTAGTCTGTCTCAAGGCTAACGAAATGAAAGGTTCGTCTGACTACGTTGAGTTAGTAGACTGGTGTACCGCTATCATCGAACATCTAGGACGACCACGTCAGTAGGATTGCATAGTCTCTCTGATACAGGAGACGTAAATGCACATACAAAAATGGTTTTCTTTATCTCCGTTCTTTGACGAAGAGAAAGTAGATAAGATCCTAGAGATCACCAAGACTTCACAACTTATTAGAGCAGGGACTTTATCCAAGGGAGGAAAGTTCCGCTTCACACCTCTCGCTCGCAACTGTAAGAGCGGTTGGATTCATGAGGAGCCAAACAACATATGGCTCTTCTCTGAAATATTAAATGCTGTTGATGAGATAAATAAAAGAACTCTAAAGTTTGATCTGCGTGAGTGCAGTATCGAACCCCTACAGTATTTAGAGTACGGCCCCTTGCAGTTCTACAACCGCCACGTAGACAACGGTGCAGACCAAGTTGCTTGCAGAAAGTATTCGGTAAGCATTCAGCTATCCCATCCCAGTGATTACTTAGGTGGCAAGCTCAAGATATTTGGGCAAGGTCAGTCGCCATATGCCCCACGTGAACGTGGGTCAATGGCTATATTTCCATCACATATATTACATCAAGCGAGGCCGGTATGGTTCGGAAAGAGGAAAGTGTTAGTAGCGTGGATACGTGGGAAAACGACGCTGTCCTAATCTGTAATGAGATACGGGACTGGAGCGAAAAAATATTAGAGGTTCCTTCGGAGGATCATGGAGGTCTACCACCCTGCCCCTTCGCTAGGCAAGCGTGGATGCAAGAGAACATTATGGTTCATGTGACTCCAGAGTTGGAGGCCGTGATAGAGATGAAAGCTCTCTACCCGCCGACGTCTGATACCATGCACATCTTGGCTTGGACTGAGGCGCAAGAGCTAACCCCGGAGCAGTTCTACTTGTGGATAGACTTGCAAAACAGGAACCACTTCGGCGTCTGGCTAACTGGGTTTCATCCTGATGCTGAAGAAGATGAGAACATACCTGAATATAAAGGTCTCGGTGCGGACGACTACGCCATAATACTTATGCAATCATACAAGCATCTGGTGGGAGCATCGAAACGACTCCTTCGCACGAGATACTATCGGTCTTACTCACCAGAAGACATGACTATTATTAGAAACCGAATGGAGAAGTTTGATGCGTGGAATGAAAAAGTCGATGCGAAAGCCTACGAGTACACAGAAGAAGAAGCCCTCCAAGGGCGGCTTCAAGGCGAAGGTTTCGAGCACTAAACCCAAGAGGAAATAAGTATGAGAGGCAACAGAAATAAAAATAAGGGATTGGTGTTCGGCACCATCTCTGGATCTGGCGGTGGTAGAAGCAGTCAAATGGGACAACCCAAAGCTCTACGCATCCAGTCAAATGTGGCCACACAATTTGGCCGAAGTCTGAATCAGCAGAAGCCTACAACTGTGGGTGGAACTGGATTCTCTGGACGTTCTGGATCGGTGTTAAGGCGAAGATAAATGAGCGGCTTCAGCGACCATCTTTCTGGTTACCTGTCAAAGGGTAAGGACGAATCCCATCTGAATTTCAATCAGGGATTCGGAACCAACCTCGTGCCTTTTATGGATGCCGCGAAGGAAGCGGGCCACAACATATCAATATACTCTGGCTACAGGTCAGACGAACATCAGGGTAGACTTTACCAAGACGCTCTCGAAAAATACGGCAGCCCGGCGGCAGCCCGGAAGTGGGTGGCACCACCCGGAAAGTCTCAACACAATCATGGCACAGCAGCAGACTTGAAATATGGGTCAGACGAAGCAAGATCGTGGGCGCATCAAAACGCACCGTCTTTTGGTCTCCACTTCAGGATGGACTGGGAGCCTTGGCATATCGAGCTTGATCCAAATGCAGAGGCGGTTAGTGATTTCGTAAATCGCGATGATGGCATAGGCAAGCAAATGCTTTCCGCAGTCTTCGGTGAACCGAAGCCTGACGGAGAACAACCATCTCAACCAGAAGAAGGAGAGAGTAAGAACACTGAAGTAAGTCTGGCAGCAGCCGAGGAAGCTGCGGGGTCAGACGAGAAGCAGGTTCAGGAAGTTTATGAGCCTGAATATTCACCGCTAGTACAGCAGTCTGTTACTGATGCGGTACAAGATACTAAAATGTATAACGTCGCAGAAGCGGCAATCAATTTTTTTAACTCCCTGAATCCACAACAACGGATGATGGAACAACAAGCCTACATGATCTCACGCAGACAAGACGCGGATAAGCGTTCAATAGAAGAGTGGTTTTCTACTGAGCGATTTCCTTCCTACGTAACTGGCTTTCAAAAGCAAGACCCCCAGACCACAGAGAACCTTACTCCACAACAGCGGCAAGCACTGGAGAAGACTACTCAAAGTCTGACGTCTTTGGATATGAACAAGGTACTAGGCTTAGCGTGATTAAATGGAACCAATATCTACCGCAGTAGCGGCGTTCGGTGCTGTTAAGGCCGGACTCACAGCAGGTAAAGAGTTGCACAGTCTTGCCAAAGAACTTGGGAAGATGTGGGATGCTTGCGACGAGGTCAACAAAGACCACAATAAGAAAAAGAACAGGCAGGTTCTCTCGGTAAACGAGGAAGCCCTGTCTACATTCGTCGACAAGCAAAGAGCAAAAGACTTAGAGGCGGAGCTACGCGAGATCGTAGTATACTCACGTGGTCACAGCGCATGGCATGAGCTTTTACAATTACGCGCAGAGATAAGACGAGAGCGAAAACAAGCCGAGATTGAAGCGAGAAAACTCCGAGCAGAAAAGCAGGAGGCAACTCTAATTATAATCGCCGTTGCTTTGGGTGGCCTACTTGTCATTGGCCTAATGCTTTTTGTGGCAACAAGATTGGCGGGATAGTTTAATGTGGATGATAGCTCTAATACTTCTACAGGGTACGACGTTTCAGATTGCGTCTGACCAGATGCTTTACAAATCTCTGTATGCTTGCGAACAGGCGAGGGTGGAATTGGTGACAAGACTTGATGCCACCAAACCCAAGGGGGGAAAGATTATATCTAGCTGTGTGCAGATGTCTGATGGCCTTGGTGTCTAGGCGTAATCTTCTAACCATCTCTTCCAGTAGACTCCCCACTTCTCGCCCTTCTCAATCCCACTTCTCATATCTTTTCTCTGTAGTATCCGGCAGTGGGTAAGTCTGACAAGGATGGGACGTATGCTTGCCGCGCTACGCCCCACCACTAATGGAAGTTCCTTAATTGCTAGGGGTCTGTTCAAGTTCTCCAGTTCCCTGCTTATCAGTATTGCCGCTCTGATCTCCTCCGTCTTCAACCTGTGCATTGTTATCTCCTTCCTTTATCCGCAACACTGTGTTGACAACCCAAGTCGAGTTATCAGTACAGCGTTTCAGGAAGTCGATCAGTTCGGCGGCGGCGTTCTTGGTGGTGACATTTTCATTCATCATCCACTCAACGCTAATGAATTGCTCCTCCTCTTTGACTAGGTAGAGCTTTCCAACTTCAATAAACTCTCGCTTGTTATCCATTGACCTTCTCCTTTATATCAAATTTGTTTAGATCAACCTTGATATCAACGAGCATGTCAGTCAGATCGTCAGCGAAGTGTTTTACTGCTACGCTTTCTTTGTTGTTTGTGTATCTTACAATGTGCTCGATCAATCCCTCCAGAACATTGTCCATGTCTTTACGTTCCTCTGGAGAGAACGGTGGTCTTATTGCCTGTTTTGCTTCAATCATTTGCAGTTCTCCAGACACCCTTAGAGGAAATTGATTCTCTATCAGTACGATATATGGTAACAATTGTCCAATTAAGTGTGTCATTTACGTGACTCATTACACCCGTAAGAGTACGTCGTTTAAAAAGTTTCAAATCATTAAGTTTCTTTAGGTGTTTAATTAATTCGAAAGGGTTTAGTTTCGAGACACAGACACCGTTGGTAAGGGCGAATACAGTGGCACAAGAATGCTGTCGTAGCTCAGTGGTAGAGCACTCGCTTGGTAAGTGAGAGGTCGAGAGTTCAATCCTCTCCGACAGCACCATCCACTCCCTATTCATTGGGGTTGTGTCCGTTTTGTGTCAGCATCCCAAAGGAGACTAACAGTACTCTCAAGGTGTGCAGGTGCTAAATGTGCATACCTCATCACCATCTGCAAAGACGAGTGACCTAGTAGTTCGGCCACGTGTCCAAGGCTTGCGCCCTTCTGCACTAGGTGTGATGCAAACGTGTGTCTGCAATCATGTGGGTGGAAGTCTTCAATCCCTAGCTCTTCGCAAACAGGGTTGAAGTATGTGTAGAAATTACTTCGATCCCATTTGTTTCCGATTGTGTTCTTGAAAACATAATCATTAGACGCGCCCTTCTCCCCCATGGCCTCAATCATGGATGGAGAAAGTATTATTGATCGGCGTCTAATCTTCTTGGCCTTACCCTTGCGGCTAGAAAAGATAGCCGAGTTGCCAACCACGTCTCTCCACCTCAAGGACGTAGCCTCACCAAGTCTTGCGCCCGTAAAGAACAGGAAAGCCACAAGGGTCTTGATGTCTGGTGGACACGCCTCGATAAGCGCATCCATTTCTTCTCGATACAACCACCTTACTCGCTCGTCGTCGTACTGTGGTCTCTTTAGTTTGATGTCTGGCGCGGACATGCCACCGTCTCTCGCATAACTAATCATGGCGTTGACGCTCGTCATTTCACGCGCCAAAGAGTTTGCCGCAATCCGACGCTTGGAAAAGTAATCCATGAAGTCAGCGATTGTTATTGTCTTTAGCTTGATAGACCCCAACTCAGACTTCACTTTCATTAAAGCCCTGACGTCTGTCTCACCCGGCGGACTAGGTCGATGGATAAAAGCATCAATGGCATCGGCGACGTACTCGACTCCAGAAGATGCGTCTTTGGTAGGGAGACGCCCGTGAAGGGCATCTTCCATAATTTTATTCATAACAACTTGGGCGTAGCGTCTCTCAGGTTTCGTGAACCCCGTCGACTTTCTGACGCGAACAGTGTCACCCGTCAAAGTTTTGACGCTTCCATTGACCTGCCAGACGTTACCCCTAAGACTTAGATTTAGGCTCATGCTTCTTCCTGCTGTATAGGTCAGCGAATGGATCTGGCTCAGAGAAATTGGAGTGCCAATCTTTAGGCAGACCACCAGATATTCTCTGATAGACATCATCACCGACTGAGTTGAACTCTTCCAAGGTAGCCATGACGATCTGGGCGCGTGTATTAACCCCATACTTCTTGGCTATTGTCCTCACGTAGACTTTGGCTGTGTCCTCTGACACATCAAATCTTTTAGCTATTTCAAAGTTAGACTTACCATCAAGCAACATTTGCAATGTTCCATGTTGCTTTAGGGTGAGTTTGAATAGCGTGTTCGGTGTCTCCGTCATCGTAGCTACCGAATGTGAGGTTGTCTCCGCACCATCTTGCGATGTGGTTGTGCTGATCTTCTCCGACAAGAAGGTTACAATTTGAGTTAATAGTTTTAGCTGTTGCGTCTGTTCTTCTAGCTTGTGCTCCACTCGGCTTACACTGGCCATTAGTTCTGTGAGTTCCATCGTTATTTCCTACTGATTCCGTACCTATCTTCATTCCTAAACCGTTATCTGTTCGCAATGTAAATAAGCAGGGGGGTGGAGACGAAATTCCACAGGATGCCCTCCGATACCAAGCAGATGGAGCCGTAATGCCGTAGTTGAAAATTTTTGTTTTTGTCATAGTAATGTAACCTCTCTTTACTTATTTCATGTATACCATGTTATACACCTTTTGTTATATTGACAACACCCTTTGTTATTGTGGGAGTGGATGGGGGCTTACGCCCCCACGTGAGTCACAATCCTCGCTCGATCTCACTCAGTACGGCCCCAAATTTTTCTGAATCAAAGAGAGATTCGCAGTTCTCTAGGTTCACAAGGTTGCCGTTAGAATCATTAAACGAGAATGATCCTGCCGTTGCCCTAGTAATCAGGTGGTATTTCTTTTCGTCTCCCTTGATTCCAAGAACCACCTTCTCTCCATACTCACAATCCTTGGCGACGTTGTTGACCCAGTCTCCTTCGATCTGGAACATTCCCTTCTTGGTTTTATCCAAGCCCTTGACCGAGCGCATCCAGTAAGACTTGGCAGACGCACCCCTCGCTCGCTTCTTCCAAGCCGTCTTCTTGGGGGCCGACTTCTCAGCCTCGGTAAAGCCTGTGTCACCAAGCTCCTTGCATACTGTGCTTATCATATCGACAGTAGCCAGACGTTCGACGTCGCTCATGGCGCGGAACATTTTCTCAATAGACTTAACTATCACGCTCATCTTTCACCTCCTCGGTATCGTAATTGCCATCCTTCACCGCCCACTCCATATTCTCTGGGACGTCTACCTTTATGCTTATCGCGCCGCTCTGGTACGACGAGACGCGGTACTCAAATGGGCAAGCCTTTATCCATTCGAGCACACACTCCATATTAAGAACTTGATTCAGACTCATGTTGATCCTCCACTCTGGTTAGATTGACTAGCTTCCAAGCCAACTCGTGAAGTTGGCTCAGTTGCTCGTCTTGCGTTTGCATGTCCTCGTACAGCACCCACTGGAACTGCTCGATCACGACATTTATCTCGGTAGTTTTCATGGCTGACGTTCGTCTGTATCAATGCGGCCATTGACGCTGATGTGTCGGTACTTATCATCCCAAGGATCTCTGTGACGGAAGCACTCTTGCATGAGCAAGGACAGGCCATCACGCCACCTATCAACACCAAACATCGTTGGCCCCCTGTAGATAAGACCTGCACCCTCAACCACGTCTGCCATGTACCGCGTCACGACAGTGAGCAACTTGTCCCACTCTTCCTGTGTGTATCCGGCATAGCCCTTGATGGGTTGATCGGGTGAGGGTAGTTCTCTGCAATCGAGCAAGACTTTGTCCACACTTGCCCTGCTCGATGCGCTTGGCGTTTGGGATTCGGGGTAACGCTTGGCGTACTCAGCGCGTGGCGTGACTGGACGCATCTGTTTGGCTGTGCGACTATGGATTCGCCGCTTGGTTTTTGGTTTAGTAGATACTCCATAGTCATCGGTAGCGGAGAACAAGTCTGTCGATACGGTTGCAGCCGTTTCTTGTTCTTCGCTCTTCACGCCGTAAGACGCGAGTGATTTCTTGGTGATGTTATCTATAACGTCATTTGCTTTTTTCATTTGCCAGTCTCCTTGGTTCTAAAGAAACCCTGATGCTCAGGGTGGTTGTGCATAAAGTAACGTGCGTAATAAGCACGATGGTTGTTGGATAACTTGAACTGCTCGCCCTCAGTCTCGACGTCTGTGTGCCATCTGATGCGCTCGAACACTGAATTGATTGAGTAGTTCTCATACCCACGTCTGATGATGTCGAACGTGAACTGCTCAACAAGATCGTAGACCTGTGGATTTTGCTTGTGGTACTCCCACCACTTGTACTTGAGTGATTCAGACATGAGGCACCTCCGTGATAACCTCGCTCAACCACTTAGGCACAGCACGATTGGTGTACTTGTGACATGTTGTTTTCTCACACCTGTAGAAGTCACGATATGATTGGACGTGACACGGGATGTCACCCTCCCAAGCATCGTAAGCAATCTTGTAGATGTCAGGCATACAGCGAGGCGGATTGCGCCATGGTTTTTCTGGCATGTGGTGATGCACGGCCATGCTCAACACTGGCAACATGGATTTGGTTTTGTGCTCATGTTCGTAACGCAATTCAAACTCTCGTGCGAGTTCGATAGCATGGTCAAGCAACCACTGCGCATGTAGGTAAGACTTGCCCACCCACTTGGTCATGGGGTGGTGTTGATACGCAGACTTGTAACCACCACCATCGTAGCCATGCTCACGAACAGCGGTGAATAACATCTGCGCAGATTCAACAAGCATCTTACCAACATGCTTGTCACCCAAAGACTGCGCCGCAATCTTGGGATCTTTGTCTACGAAAAATATATTCATACTTGGTCTCCTTTCAGTTGTTTGATTTGATGATCGACCTCCATACAAATCAGCTTGATCGTATGGAAATCCTTGTGACGAACGCTCCGTGTCTTGACGCGCAGTGCAACGGCAAGCCAGAAACGCATGTCATTTCGGGGGTGCAAGCCCATCCACTCAGTGCGTACCTTGACGCGCTTCATGAAACATCCATGAGCTTGCTGTTATCTACTTGGAAGCGGTCACCCAGTAACGCCTTGGACAGTTGATCCATTGCCGCACCTGCAAGGTCGCTGACATCCTTCACCACCGTGTACTTCGGGTAGTATCTGCGGACAGCGTCGGAGATGATGCCGATACCGATAATGTCCGTGCCAGACTTGGCGACGTCATTAACTGCGTTGCGGGTATAACGATCAATGTTTACACGATCACCGCTACACTCAGGGTAACCGTCAGACAGCACCAACATCACACGTCTACGCTCCTGCCTATCGAGCAGTCTCGCATGTGCCTTGGCTACAGCATCACCATCCGAGTTGTCCCACAGTGCCATGTCCTTCATGGCGGCAATAGAACCCTTGGCCTCGAACAAACGCTCGTCGAACTGCTTGAAGATGAACATGTGCAATGGAAGCAGACGGTCATACTTCACATCAAGAGTCTCTGGGTAGGTGTACTCGTTAGTGAAGCCCAAGACTTCGTAAGCAACACCTGCCTTGTCGAGTGACTCACACATGGCTATGCAACACTGTGTCGCGAGCTTGATCTTACTGCCGTGCATACTGCCGCTAAGATCCACGAGCACGGTGACTGCTGTGTCGAGTTCGGTGCTGTCAGTGCGCATCTTGAACACGTTGGTTCGACCACCAAAGGCTTGCGTAAACCGACGTGTATCCAGACGACCATCCTCTCGGCCATAATCCCAGTCACGCTTCTGCTTGGCTACGAGTGAACGCATCAGCTTGTTGCGCATGGAATTAACCTCACCTGCCATGTCATGAAGCAGGTTGTCGTACACGATGGGATTGCCATCACGTAAGATGCGAGAGTTATAGGTCTCTAGTGTGCGGTGGTGCCAAGCATCCTCTTCATCATATGTGACGTAAGAGAATCCATCCGAGGACGTTAGCTCGCCACGCTTCATGAGGGTCTCTACATGCTTGCCTAAATCTGGGTCAAACGGTTCGGGTTCAGCATCGTCTGGCGTAACTTCTCCTTCGGCAATACCGTCATCAGGCACGGTGCCGCCATCAGATCCATCGTCTTCATCACCCGTTGTGCTATCTTCACTAGCTCCGGCGTCGTCGCTCCGCTCTTCGTCACCGTTATCGTCACTGGCACTTGGCTCGGATCGTTCTTCTCCATCACCTGTATCTTCACTTGCATCTCTTGGCTCATCCTCTGGTTTCTCCTTGTAGTCTTCGTCGCGCAATGATTGGTGAACCACACGAGCAAGCGCGATAACGTCCTGCGTGGTACGGCAATGCTCAAGCGCACCAACCCACTTGGGGAGCGTGTTCCTGAGATCTTCGTTGATTAGGTCGAGACACTGCTGACATGTCGGGCCGCCGTAAGACTTGCGCCCCTCCCATGTGATCGCAACTGCCGCGACAGCGTTGTCATGCTTCGCGTAGTCTGGCTTCTTGGCCGCAAGCTCAAGGAACTCCTTGTTGACAGCGTTAGTCGTTGCCGCAAGGTTGTGAGCCGCACCCGGATAATCATCCATGACACGACGCTCAAGCCATATGTCCTCAAGCGCATTCCAGACAGACTTGAGGTGCATGTTGTCGTTAAGTCTGCACTCCTCGCCCAATGCTCTGACAGCCGCATGATCCGTGTGCTTAACGTGACCTGCCTCATGGTCTACGTAACCACGCAGAATATCCATCTGCTCGTCGGTCATGTTGCTGTTCTTGTCGATGGCGGGTAGCTTGATTGTCTCGCCATTGGTTGCCGCACTGTCGCCAGTAAACACGACCTTGATGTCATGCTTGCGTCCGAACACTGCGGATGATTTTGTAAGTTCGTTGGTGAATGTAGATGTTTTCATGATTAACCCCATACTCGCTGTGAAATTGCCTTGAGGACTGCACGATCATTGACCGTTGCTCGGTCAAGCATCGTAGTCTCAAGGGCTTCCTCGACTGCCTTCTTCTCGTCGTCGATGAATGATAGGTAGGCACACATGGCTTGCCCTAGTGATAGGAACCCACGTGGAGATATTGGTTGCATGACCTTGGACTTGGTGAACGCCTCAAGATGCTCGGTCACGTATCTGTTGAGCTTCTCTGCGTGTACCTCTGGCAACTTGGGCAGACGTGCAGATATTAGACGCTTGCGATCAGCGGGTTTGAGGTAGTCGACCTTGACCCACACAGTCCAACGATCAAGGAACGCCATGCTCTGTGGACGTGAGCCTTGGTACATACCGTACTCGTCACCCTGCCCGACAGTGTTGCCAGTTGCGAACATGCGGAACAGCTTGTGAGGCTTGACCATACGGCCACCATCCTCGGTGAGCATGAGACCGTTGCCCTCTGCCGCACGTTGTAAGACGTAGGCAATGTCAGGACGCACGAAGTCTATCTCGTCGAGGCACCCGATATACGGGCCAGACATCATCTGGGGCAAGATACCGTCCACGAACTTGGATGAAGTAACACCGCCCTCGTTGACCAGAACATCACGTCCGATGAGATCCATACGTGTGATCTCGCTGTCGAAATTGACACGCATGAACGGCCATGTAAGACGTGCCGCAACCTGTTCGACAAGCGTTGTCTTGCCCGATCCAGTGTGGCCGTGCAGGTAACAGCGTTGGTTGGTCATGACTGCGTACAACACACGCAACAGCTCGAACGGACGGAACACGTAGTCCTCGTCAACCTCTGGCACGTGAGGGTGAGGTGAATCCCACTCCCATACAGGCACCTTAAAGCTGAACTGCTTCTTGCCTCGCGCCAGACCGAACGCTCTCCATGCCTCCTGAGTCGTCAGACGTCCACTAGGGATCGTTCCGTCGTGCTTGGACTCCTCGGATGCAGATCCGATTACAGGGGTGCTGTGGGCCTTCTCAAGCTCTTCTGTGAGCGTGTTGATCTGCTCGATCAGGTCTGTGATTGGCGGCAGACTGGCCTGTGATAGCGCAAGGTTGATAAGCGCGGGGTCGGTGGGTGGATTGAGGACGGTTCGAGGCGTTGGCTCGTCTGCCATTGGCTCTGACTGAAGGTGCGTTAAGATCTTCTCGTAGAGCGCAAGATCATCAGGGGCCATGAGGTCGAGTTTGATGTCCGACACGGTACGTGGGGTGTCTGCTACCTCGCGAATACCAACGAGGGACTTGACCCCGTCAGACGTGGTTTGGTCGCAAACCTCGGCAAGATCCTGCCAGATGGTCATTTCCTCGGCAAAGCCCTCGATACGTGCGTAATCGTAAGCGTTAAGTGCGGCGGTTAAGCTCATAGGTGGTGTCTCCGTGATTGTTGTTGCAATGAGTTGATCGAACTCTTCTTGGTGTTTTTCGTGCTCCGCAAAGCGAGTCTTGCCGCCTCTGCCGGATGCGCATAAGCCTTGGTCTCCGATGCAATCCATCGTCATGCTGACGGCGTTATACTCACCCACCAAACCACCGCTTGACTGCTCGATGATTAGGGCCATCGTGATGATGGTCATGTTGTCGCGAATGACTGAGGGTGTTGGTTTCCTTGCTACACTTGGCGGCAGGGTCGCCTTATCTGCGGACTTAACCGCAGACTGTATGCTGTTCTGAACACGTACTGAAACTGACGCAGAGAAAAGACCGCGAACAGCGGCTCGTCTCTTGGAAAAGTCAGCGATACTCAGACATGAACGCAGCTTTGTTTGCGTTGGGGTCATATTGATCTCCGTGGGTTGATGTGAAACGCCAAGGTGTAATGTGTATAACTTACGATACACACAAGACACCTTTAGCGCAAGTTGAAAGTTTTTTAGTGTTCGCGAGGGAGGTACAGGGTGTACCCATTGATCTCGTTTGGCGCGGCCCATATCTGGAAATCATCGCTTACAGCGTTGAAGTCGAAGTCCGTGTATGGGATGTGAACTTCCTTGAGGTGGTTATCGTTACCGTCTTGGAGTTGCAGAACTGCGCCTCCGTCGTCCTTGGCTGTGAGGAAAGCAACAACGAAGCTGACGTCCTTGCCCTTCCTCGCAAGATCGCGAATGTAGAGGTCGATGTCCTGCACAAGCCAGAAGCAATTAAGCTCGTTGGCTACGTGCGTGACACCTTCCGACATGACGCTGTTGGTCAGGCCGAACTTGGCGAACTGCATTGATCCAGTGAATTGCGATAAATCGAGTTGAGTTGTTGTTTCCATGATTGCTCCTGTGATGTTGTGAAAACGACGAAAAGCCAAATCGACAAGTCGACTGGCTTCTCACTAAAAGTTCCTTATAAATGTGCGCACACATGTGTGTGTGTGCGTGTGAGGCTGTCACCACCTCCACGGCAGGATCGACAAGCATTCGCCCATCATGCGTGAACCATCTGCCATCGGGAATGACTCGCCACAGCCCAATAGCCAGTTGATTATCATCCACGCGAAGAAGAAGCCGAACGCGCCCGTTCCAATCCATCCAAGCGTGTTCTCGACCCACGTGGGAGTGCGTCGTCGTTGTTGTTGTCCGTCCATGTGTGTACCTCCGTTGGTTTAGACACAAAAAAAACCCCACACCCGCGAGGGTGTGAGGCTTGGTGGGTTAAGTGCTCGCGCTTACTTGCCAGTTTTGAGCGAGATCAGCTTCGCTGTGAACTTCGTGAAGGCGGCATCGTCGAGAGCAACGAGTTGCTCTGCAAGCGCATCGAGGTTGTCAGCCTTCGGCGTCACGGGTGCCTTGGCTTTGGCCTTGGGCTTGGAAGCCTTCGGCTTGGCAGGTGCGTCGGACTCAGCCTTGCGCACTTCCGCCCATGCGGTGTTGGTCTCGGCTCTGCCTTCGGCAGCGTATGCGGCCATGCGAAGGTCGTCACCGCCTACGGCGGCTTTGTGTGCGTTGAGCCAACGCTTGCGCGAGGTGACCATCGCTTTGGCGGCGAGGTACGCGACTGCGTCCTTGTGCGTTTTCTTGACAGCGTAGCCTTTGGCTACGTCCGTGAGTGTGCAACCCGCGAAAGGGCTTGCTTGGATTGCTTCGATTGCGGTTTCTCGTGTGAGTGTCATGTGCGTTTCTCCGTTGTTGATTTGACGTTGATCGTCACACTAAAAGTTCCTTCGGAACCGCATGTGTCACGACCCGAGATCGGCAACCGAGCCGACCTCTCAGCCTAAAAGTTCCTTCGGATTGCACACACGCGTACACGAGGGACGACACCGCCATGGTGGATTTGTAAGCTGTTGAAATGATTGAGGGTGAGGTCTTTCAGACCATCGTTTGTGCGCTCGCGGGGATCAGTTCCAAAACGTGCGCCCGCAAATACACACAAACACCCCTACGAAGGGAGATGAAATGCAACAAAATCAGCAGGTTAGCCTCGCATGTGTCACATGTGTGACGCAGACGCACGAATCCGCAAGTGGGGGGGGCGAGGGGTCGACCCGCCGCCGGAGTCCCACGCGATCACGTCACCTCCCCACCCCTTTTACTAAGCGCAGCAAAATTTCAAAACGTCCATGACAGGGAGTACAGTAGAAATAACGTGCCAGAACTGCGGAAAAGAGTTCTCAACCAAGGCTTACCATAAAGATCGACGCAAGTTTTGTTCAATGGAGTGCAGAAGGACGGCTCCACACTTAAAGAAGGCCAGTGAAATGACATCATTAACCACAACACATAAACTAACCCCCGCAGAAAGCGGAAAGATCAGGGCCGAGATAGCCACATATATGCGAGATCAGCTAAATGACGCGCATCAGGTGGTAATGGGGGCTAAAGAATGGAACCCTACACAGGCTAGGGTCTTCGGAATCCTACTAAACAAAGTAGTTCCAGACCTAAATGCCAACTTTCACCAACATGAACACACAACAAAGTCTCTAACCGACTTATCTCGTGATGAATTGGAAGCAATAGCGCAGGGAGTTTCGGAAATAGAGGTAGAAGGAGGCACAGTAGTAGACCATGAAGATTAAAAACGTACAGAAAGACGCGCTTGAGTCGAACATAACGGTAAGTGAGCTAGGCAACGCCATGTCTCAACTGGATTTAAAGTCGGTTCCAAAAGATAGGGCGGCAGAAGCCATTAAAGATCATCTGATGAAAGTCATGGCGGACACAATCAAGGACAAAGAGAAGGCGCAGGAGATACACATCAGCAGAATCCTAAAGAAAAGATGAGTAGATCATTATCACAGGCGCAAGTAGCCAAGTATTTAATTAAGATACGAGATGCTCAAGAGAGTTTTGAGTCATTTGTACGCTTAATGTACCCAGATTGGGAGTTAGCCGACTTCCAGTTAGAGTTGATTGACGCGCTAGATAAGCTAGAAAAGGATGAGTTGGGCGCAAATAACCTCCTCATAACGATGCCACCTCGCCATGCGAAGTCTACTTTTGGCACCGTTCTGTTCCCCTCCTACTACATGGCTAGAAATCCCAGTCGATATGTAATGTCCTGTAGCTACAACAGCCAACTGGCTACTGACTTTGGGCGACAGGTAAGATCGGTTGTTGAGAATAAGCAGATCAATCAAGCCTTTCCAGACTTTACATTATCAACAGAAAGCCGTGCTGCTGACGTCTGGCGGACAGATATTGGCGGAGCTTACTTCGCTGTTGGTGTTGGGGGTACAACCTCTGGTCGACCCGCGAACCTTCTTCTCGTAGACGATCCAATCAAGTCACGTGAAGATGCAGAGTCTATGACTCAGAGGAACAAGACTTGGAATTACTATGCCTCTGCACTGTCTACACGTCTTCAGCCCGAAGGTGATGGCACTGTATCAAAGCAGATAATAATCCTAACCCGTTGGCACCCAGATGATCTGGCGGGCAGATTGATGGACAGCGAAGACTGGAAGGAGGGAAGGTGGAAGCACATTAACTTCCCTGCGATAAAGTCTGTACCCGGAGCGAAGGTAAGTAGACGTATGCTTCCCGAAAAAGATCCGAGGTATGTATCGCCAGAAGAGTACAGAGCACTGTCTCCCGGCAAGCGTAATGTTGTTGCGTCTGAGGATGAGGCACCTTTATGGCCCGATAGATTCCCCCTAGAAGATCTAAAGAGACGACAGCGTCTAAACCCACGAGAGTTTGCCTCACTGTATCAACAGCAGCCATATATAGAGGGCGGTAACCTTATCAGGACAGAATGGTGGCAGAACTACCCCAAGGACTTAGCCCCAGAGAAATTTGTATCTCTTGTGATAACTGCCGACACAGCGTTCAAAAAAACAGAAACCGCAGACTATAGTGTCCTAGTTGTTGCGGGTGTCGATACTAATGGCGACATGTATATAGTAGACTTACTCAGAGGTAAGTGGGACTTCCCAGAATTAAAACAGCGTATGATACGTCTGAATAATCACTGGAGGGGGAAGGGTCTCAGGGCAATGTATATTGAGGACAAGGCAAGTGGCCAGTCCTTGATACAGGAACTCAAAAGAGAATCTGGAATGTCGGTGATCCCGTATAAGGTGGTCAACGATAAAGTTGCCAGAACAAATTCGGTTCTCCCAATCATAGAGGGCGGCAGAGTGTTCTTGCCAGAAGAGTCACCTTGGTTGGATGACTTTATAGACGAAGCAGTTAGCTTCCCTAACGGCAATCATGATGACCAAGTAGACGCCATAGTTATGGCTATAGACGTCTTATCTCGCACCTCAATATCACCCGAAGCATGGTCTCTGCATTCGGACACGTCACAATCCCTAAACAATAACAAACAAGATTTCGGCAAGTCCCTGATGAAGAGCGTAAGGGGTGTCACTTCCAAGTGGCAGGGATGGGGTTTGTAAGGACGACCATCTTACGCGTGTCAGTTATCTTTGGCGTATAGAAACAGCAGGTAGCTCAAATGACTCCACAAACAAATTACAGGTCAGCAGAATATCAATCAGGCCCGAATGAAGGGGTAATAGTTGATTTGTCAGAACACGCTGAGAAACTCATCAACTACGAAGATATATCTGACCTGCTAACCGAGGAGCAGGAGCGACGGCTTGTGGACTATGTAAAGTCTATGGCCGACATGTCTTACTTTAAAATAAGGAAAAGATATGACCATTGGAAAGAAGCTGATCGTGCTCACGACGTGTATGTTCCTGCGGACACTACAGAGTTTCGGGAAAAGGCAGTTATGGCCGACACCCGCGCCATTGCTGATACCGTGCTTACATATCTCATGGCTGCGATGGGCGGACGAAATCCGATGTTTCAGCTTGAAGGACTTAACAGGAAATCAAGAAACGCATCACTCATTCTTGAAAGAGTGCTGCATCAACAGATGCGAAGAACCGCAGGAGAAGCAAGACTAGCCCAACTTCTTTTAGATAGTATTCGATATGGGTTTGCTCCGACAAAAATTGTGTGGGATGCAAAGTCCAATCAAAACAAGCTAGTCAACTTCGATCCACGGAGATGCTTCCCAGACCCCAGAGTTAATTGGGGCGATTTTGAGAACATGCAATTCGTAGTCTTTGCTGACTACATGTCTTACAGTGCTTTGTTGAACAGTGGGCTTTACCCAAAGCTGCGGAAGTATCCGGCACTTCGTCATAAGATCTCTCCTCCCCGAAACTCTTGGAATGCCCACCATTGGCATAAAGAAGAGGGCCGTGGTTTATCCATAGACCCTGCACAGCCAAATCAGCGCGAGAGGATGGATCACTCTTATTACACTCTAGGAGATGCTAGGGTGGTAGACGAAGCGTGGGTCAAGCTATCGGGACATGAGATAGGTATTCCATCTATTGACCAGATATTCTTGGTCATAACAATCATGGATGAGAATGTTGTTATTCGGTTCCAACTGAATCCGTATGGTCAACAATTCCCTGTAGTCTTTGGCGGACTGTATCAGGATAGCCATAAGACTTACGGTCAGTCTTTGTATGACCTCATCTTACCGATGCACGACATTGCTACATATCTAATGAGGTCTCGCATAGACAACATTAGTGCTGCGCTAAATAACTTAATTTTTGCAGACCCAACTCAGGTTTCTATACCAGACTTAATAGACCGAAACCCGTGGGGTATTGTCAGGACTCTTCCCGGCAGTAAGCCCGGAGACGGTGTCTTTATAGCGCAAGTGCCAGATGTCACTCGTGGGCATCTTAACGATATAGGCCAGATGTCAGAACTGAAGCAGCGCGTCAGCGCAGCGTCAGACGCACAACAAGGTATGCCGACCTCAGACGGAATCCGAACAGCAACGGAAATACAGCGTTTAACACAACTCGGATCTCAGAGGCTCGGTGTACTCTCTCGAATTATGTCTGCCACCACAATCAGGCCAATGGTCAGAATGATGGTCGCAAATATTCAGGACAGTTTATCCATGGAGGGATCTATCAAGATAGATCAGCAGAACATGCCGAACCAACTATCTGGCATGGTTGAGGATGGATACCTAGATTACGACGTCTCTAAAGATCTACAGGGTGATATTGATTACCTAGTGATCGACGGGACACTTCCCTTGGAGCCAACTCGTAACGCTGAGACATGGATGAACATGCTTCAGATCATGAATCAAACTGGTCTGAACATGGAGTACAACGCAGGTCAGATAGCGGAGGAAGCTATCAGGGCTATGGGTATAACTGACATGGATCGCTTCCGTGTTGACCAGAAGCAACTCCAATCCCAAGGGCCAAGTCCGTCACAGCAGATGATGATGATGGAGAAAATGCGTGGTGCGTCTGTTCAACCCCAAGAAAATATCGACCAAGAAGTGCAGAAGGGCAACCTCGTACCGATCTCTGAGGCGAGGAAAAGATAATGTCGAAGAAGGTACTGGCAAAGAATGTAGACCCGGCGGTCACCGCGTACATGGCGGCTGTAGAAGTCGAGTTGGCAGAATCCTTAAATCCTTTCAAGGAATTAATGTCCGAGCAAAAGAAGCAAGTTGGCAACTTACAAAAAGAATTAGAGCAATTAAAGGAAAGCGCAGGTTCTACCGAAAGCAGCATCGCAGCAGTAGAAATGAAAACTAAGCGTCTTATCGACAAGGCCGTGGGCGGAAGAGACACCCAAGACAGCGTATGGAAGGACGACGCTCAAGAGGTCATCGACGCAATAGAGGCCCGCGTTTCGGTTTTTGAAAGGCGAATGGATGAGATGGAAAGGAAGCTGTCCCGTTATTTCGACAAAGAGAAGTACGCAATAACCAAGGGGATTATTACTCAGATTATTAACGAGGAGAAGCTAAATGGCTGAAACAAGACCGATAGGTGAACAGCTTCGCTTTGTCTCTCAGTTCACTGGCGAGCACATACTTGATGATTATCTTGAATCCTCTGAGATAGGCAGTCGTAAATTAAACGACTTGCTTGGAGATATATTCTCTTCGACAGATGGCGCGTTCCGATCAGACACTTTCCAGTTCCGAGAAGATCCTGCTAATCCCGGCACGTTCCAAGTACGCATTGGCCAGTTTATTAATGCGGACACAGGATGGCAGACAATAACATTCACTGACTTTGCTCAGTATGTTGCTGATGCCCTGTCATACAAGAATGCGGCTGAGACTGCAAAACTAGCTGCCGAGAGTGCGAGAGATGATGCGCTTCCTGTTATTAACAATATCACTAGCGTCATTACGACTGCCAACGACATTGCTAATATCAACACTGTTTCAGGACAAATAACTGGCACCAAGACCTACGCGGTTACGGCGTCGGGTGGCAAGTTCTTTCTTGACGGAACAACGAACCCGCAGATTACAATCAAAGAAGGACACACGATAACATTTGATTTGTCGGACTCTTCTTTGTCCAGTCATCCATTCCGATTAAGTGAAAGTGAAAACAACTCTGGTTCAAACCAATATACAACTGGGGTCACCATTACAGGCACTCAAGGGTCATCCGGGGCCAAGATTGAGATAGTCCCTACGTCTACCACGCCTCGAACGCTATGGTATTACTGCACAGCTCATGCGGGCATGGGAAATTCCATATCTGCTGTAGAGCACAATCTTGATCTTTTAGCGTCAATCAACGCTAAAATTACTATTGCAGCAGATACGGTAGCCCCCTCGATAGGGAACGTAGACATTGCTGCCACAAATATTACGTCTATCAATACAACGGCTTCCAATATTGCTGATGTAAATACCGTTTCTGCTGACATCGCGAATGTTAGTGCTGTCGGAAGCAGTATCACTAACGTCAACACGATAGCGACGACAGGTAACTTGAACGCCGTTCTGACGGTATCAAGCGCAATCACGAACGTGGGTGCCGTTGCCGGAAACATATCAGACGTTAATACGGTAGTAGCCAACATCAATGATCTGAACAGTGTTGCCAGTGAGATTGGTGGATCGGGCGATATTAATATTGTTGCCGGAAATATTGGGGCAGTTAGTCAGGTATCCACAAACATCACGGCTGTTAGTACCGTGGCATCGAATATTGCTGCAATTCAGAACGTCTCATCAGACTTACTGGAATCCATATCTGAGATCGACACAGTAGCCGCATCAATAACAAACGTGGATGCGGTGGGAACAAACATCGCGGATGTAACCACGGTTGCCAATACATCGAACCTTACGAACATACAGACGGTTTCATCTAGCATTACCGATGTAAACGCACTGGCTACGGTTGCTACAAAGATCGGGACTCTTGCTGATATTGAGGATGGGACGACAGCAACAAATGCGCTGACGGGTCTTCACTCTAATCTGGCCACTATCCAGTCTCTAGGAACTAACATCACTGATATTGTAACGACGTCAAACAATATCTCATCAGTTATATCGACAGCTAATAGCATCGTGAATGTAAACACTGTGGCCCCTCATGTCGGGACTACAGGAAATATTACGAAAGTCGGTAACTCTATCAATGATGTCAATTTGATTGTGCCACGTCTGGCAAACATCCAGACTTTAGCGGGAGGAACCAACCTCGCTAATATTCAGACAGCCGCGTCTAACATCACGGATATTGTAGCGGCAGCAACAAACATCTCAGACATCGCGACAGCAGCGACCTATGTGAGTCAAATCATTGAGGCTCCTGCGTATGCTCAAGATGCAGAGAACTACGCAGTTCATGGCGTCAACTCCACATTCACAGACCGTGACGGAAATGTTAATTACTCAGCTAGACACTGGGCTTCTGTAGCACAGTCTGTGGGTAATGCGTTCACAACATTTCAAGGTGATGAGCGAACCACAGGCGATACGGACGACATCACCGCCAATGGTGCGGCAGACTCTATTCAATTCATAGGGCTTGGCGGTGCTAAAGTTAGGACAGATCAAACCAATAAGGACGTTTATATAGATAGCCGCTCCGTGGCTATGGCAATAGCACTAGGGTAAAAAAACATGGCAAGTTATCAATTTAAAAATGCAACGGCAGATTCTATCGGGACAACCCCAGTAGACATCTACACCGTACCGTCTCCAAAGAAATCAATCATGATAGGTTGTAGTGTTTCCAACACAACGGGAGCCAGTCTCCCCGTAGATGTTCGGCTGATAAAAGCAGACAGTTCAGTAATAACACTGGCGAGCGCAAAGAGAGTGGACGGTGGGACGACCCATGATTTTTTAAGTGGTAAAAAGCTAGTAATGCAATCTGGTGAAAAAGTCCAAGTCGTATCAAAGACAGCTAATTCTCTTGATTGTGTTGTGTCTGTTTTGGAGGACGTGGATTAATGTCAAATGAATATGGTCTGTACGAGGGTACAGAATATGCCGATAAGACCTTTTACGGTTTTAAACTTTATAAAACAGGTGATTTAAACGTCGATGTCATTAACGACGGGACGACACCAGTACGCCTTCCAGACGAAAATATCATCGACCCAGAGGATTATAGGCAGTGGTTTTGGTCAAAAGCTACTGTGACGTTCCGATGGGATAATGGTCACTTACTAATGGAAATGATATGAGCCAGATAATCGACTTAGGAAAACTACGTTTCTATTTCGCAGGTGACTGGGCTTCCACCACCACCTACGAATTGAACGACATCGTTAAATACGGTGGTAATATTTATGTATATACATACGGCTTAAAGACTGACTCCCATCTGCCTACGGATACTTCGTACTGGGCATTGATGGTTGAGGGATTTAAGTTCCAAGCCGTTTACGACAACACAACTGCATACAGAGTTGGAGATGGTGTTACCCATGGTGGTAAGGTCTACATCTGTATTCTTGACACTACAGGCAATACCCCGCCAAACGCTACCTACTGGTCGCTGTTTGCGGACGGTATTCAATGGGAAGGCGTTTATGATAACGCGACCCCATACCAAAAGAACGACATTGTTTCCTATGGCGGGCAAACGCTTTACATGGCGAAGATGGATACCACAGGT